GAGCTGCTTCATCGAGTACCTTTTTATTGTACTCTACGGTGTCATACTCGACACCTCTGTATGTGACTTTTGCCATTGGATTAACTCCTAAAGTAGTTGGGTTTTTTAAGTCCGTTCCTTTAGTCGGCTTTTGCGTCCCACTCACAATGAGTAGTTTCTTCTAACACTACACTGATCATCTCAGCTCGTGTCTCTTCTTCTATCTTAAACTCATTGATCTTAGCGACCAATAATTGAGCATCAATACAAGAAAAGGTGGTTGCGATAACGACTAGATGAAACATGGGATGAACGATTCCGTTCCGAGTCGGCTTACTTGCGTCCCTTTCGGGATGAACGATGTGTTAATAATAACACATTTCAATTATTTATGCAAGTAGAACTGTATAACAGTATACCGTTTACATATCCAGCTCTATCTCATCTGGACAAAGCAGAGAAGCAACAAGATCTTTAGCATGTTTATCACTCTCTACTAATTTGTTCATCCAAATTCTTTCGTTTAGTGTAACAGGTACACCATCAGTTGTCTTCATTCGACAGCAGATATCTGTAAGTTCTAGTCTGGATCTCTTGCTTAACATGTTCAATTGCAATAGGTAAAATACGGTGCTCTTCTTTTTGAATACTGCGAGTCAATGTCTCAACAGTATCTTGAGGACGGATAGGTATCTCTCTTGATTGACAGATAACTTCTCCAGAATCTAATTCTTCAGTGACATAGTGAACACTACATCCTGTATAAGATTCGTTACTATCTATAGCCTGTTGAACTGCATGTAGTCCTTTGTGTTTAGGTAGTAACGAAGGATGTACATTTATAATAGTCTTAGGGAATGCTTTAATAAAATCTGCTGAGATTACTCGCATCCAACCAGCAAGAACTACAAGATCAACACGCCATGCTTTAAGTAACTGAATGATCTGATCCTCATCCTTCATCTTTATACAACAGTGAGCGATGCCTAGTTTATCTGCTCTCTTAGCAGCACCACATTCTTTTTTATTGTGTATCATCAACACAACCTGATCTTGATTACAAACTCTAACTATATTCTCAAAGTTTGAACCGTTGCCTGAACATAGTACTGCTAAACGCATACAACCTCCCCAATAATGTGTGACTTAAATCCATGTCCATCAATCATTACTTGAGCATCTTTTGTTACCTCTTCAGGAACTACTAAACAATAACCTATACCTAAATTAAAGGTGGTCTTCATCTCTTCTTCTGGTATCTCACCAGCAAGCATAACCTTACTAAAAATCTCTGGTAAATTCCAAGAATTATAATCAACATGTGCTTCCAGACCATCTGGAATACACCGTGGTAGGTTACCAGGAATTCCACCACCTGTTATGTGTGCCATACCTAGAATTGGTATGTGTTCTAAAAGATACTGTACTAATGGTGCATAGATTCTAGTAGGAGTAATTAACTCAGGAGTATCTGCCCACATGATCTTATGTCTCCATAACATATCATTGATAAGACTGTACCCATTACTATGCAACCCACTACTTTCTATACCAAGAATCACATCTCCTTTTTTAATAAGACGACCATCAACTATCTCACTCTTCTCTACAATACCTGTACAAAATCCTGCTAGATCAATATCTCTAGCAAACCTACCATGTTCAGCAGTCTCGCCACCCAACAGTTCCATCTCTGCTAACTCACATCCTTTAAGGATGCCATCCATTATGTCATCTAATCTATCATCTAACTTTTTAGTTGAGATATAATCTAAGAAGTGTAATGGTTTAGCACCACATGTGATTACATCATTAACACACATAGCAACTAGATCTATACCAATAGTTGTCCAGTCACCAGATACTTGTGCAATATTAATCTTAGTACCTACCCCATCAGTACCAGATACTAAAACAGGTTCCTCAAAACCTGCAGGAACCTCCATCATACCATTGAATCCACCAATGGAAGGTGCTTTCTTCTTAAGTCTTTCAACAAAAGCATTACCTGCTTCTATATCAACACCAGAATCTTTATAATTCATTTCTTTTGAGGTCTAGGATTAGTTCTTCTATTAATAATAGAGATGAACTTATCAGCAGCAAAGGTTCCTCCCAAACACACTTCAAGTTCATCACCATCCAACCAGTTAGGATCACCATTCATCTTAGTATGGTTCATTGCCTCTTGAATCTGGTCAATTACTTCTTGGGTTAATTTCATTGATAATATCCTGGATTATAATTCTTTTTTGGGTTATCTGTCTGTGACCAATCTTGATACGGTGGTTCCTCTTCCCCAACAATATGTTGGAAGTGTTTAGTATCAAAGTATGATGGTGGTAAAGGTTCAACATTATCATATGGACCTGCCATCCTCTTCTTATGTTCACGCTCATCTAAGACTTCATTGATAAGGATCTTCATCTCCTTAACATACATCTCAGTGAATAACCTACGAGGTGTAACGGTAGCCTTAGGAAGGTCTCTTTGCTGTTCTTCTAATGGTCTACCCTTGAAATTAGGATCAGCAGGACCACTCATCCCTTGGGTATCAATCTTCATTAAAATCCTCCAAGGTGAATAAAGATTTTAATTCTAACCCTGCTAACTTCATAGCAGTAGTTGCCTCATCATTCTCTTGACGATCTACAATAGTAACAACTCTCTCTACTACATAACCAGCATCACGCAGTCTCTTAACTGCTTTAATTGATGAACCACCTGTCGTAACCACATCTTCTAACACAGTTACTCTAGACCCTTCTGGAAGGGTTGGACCTTCAATCCATGCCTGTGTGCCGTGTCCCTTTGCTTCCTTGCGAACAATCAAAGCATCAAGGAGTCTCTTATCAAGACCAGATACTACTGCTACTCCTGCTACTAGTGGATCAGCACCTAATGTGAGTCCTCCTACTGCAACAGATTCTTTCTCTACTTGTTCTAGTAACATTATACTAGCAAGTGTAAGACCTCTTGCTGTTAAGGTCACAGGTTTACAGTTAACATAATGCTCACTGGTTTTACCTGAGGAGAGTTTAAACTCACCCTTCTTATAAGCAAATGCTTTTAGTAATGCTAGAAGTTCATCAGTCATCGGTAATAATTGTGTGTCTGTGTTCTATTAAATCCATAATGTCATCTGCAATACGCTTTGCTTGTGGATTCTTTTCACATAGTTTAGACATCCATATCCTCTCATCCAGAGTTACATGTCCTTCAGATACAATGCGACAGCATATATCTATTAGATCTAAACGTTGTTCAGTGCTTATCATAGGTTGCTTCATCAAAGAAAAATACTTGGGTTAATCTTCCAGTCTCAACTGAGTTACCAAAACCTGGTTGAAGACTACGATGGAATAAATCACCACGATAAATTACAAGTCTATTATACACGTTACCTATCATTGTGACAACATTCTCATCCTCATCAAATATTACTGTCCCTCCGTCTACTGGTGCGTCTGGTGTTAAATATAAAACTCCTGCCCACTGAGTATCATCTTTGTGTATCCACGTCTCTGCACCTTCTAAACATAATTGATAACGAAAACAATCCCTGTCCATCCTAAAATAGACAGGGAATTGTAGTACCTCACTAAATTTTTTCTTAACCATCTCTCGATAATCTTTGTCAGTACAACCTGATCTATGACCAGGAAACTGACCCGTCTCATAAAAATCTAAGGTTAGTACTTGTTCTCTAACCTTATCAGGATTGTCTAAAAAATTATCAAGAATAATAGTATCAATCTTCACTGTCTAGGTCACCACCATACTCATCAAGTAATTTTTTAACCTTAGTCTCAGTACCCTCCATAGTTTTAACTTGATAGAGGGGTGACTTCATGTACTTCTTAATCTTTTTATAGTCCTTCATAAGTTTTTGGACTTCATCATCGTTGATGACAACTGTGGCTTTACTGACAGAATTCTCTATCTCACCACCAAAACCTAATCCCATTTCTCTCTCCGATTATGAAGAGGTCTTCCTCTTCCTTTTCTTTTGTTGTGGTTCCTGACCTGGAGGATGCCACATCTTTGGGTTTACTCTACCCTCTGCCTGTGTGAACTTTACAAAATCCTTCTTGAACTTATCATAATAATGGTCAAACAAATCTACTGCCTTCTGAGAAATGGCAATATCATATGTTGACTTACCCTCTAGTTTATATTCAACTAGGTATGCTGTGTTAGGTAACTTCCTATCTTGAGCAGCATCGGGTTCGCATTTTTCATGCAGGATTGTTACGCTCATCCTCCACGTCCTCCCCATGTGACATCAGGATATGCTTCCTGAACATTACGAAGAACAAGTTTATACTTCGACTGAAGCATGTGATCTTTAACCAAGACCATGATCTCTGCCTCTTTAGGATGTAATCCCTCAAGCATCTGAATAAACATAGTCTCTCTACGAAGACCATTCATACCAGGATTACCACCCTGTAAATAATTGTAGAAGTTCTGGAACTCCTTACGAATTGATGTATGTTTATTTCTTACCGCTTCATCAGGAACATAGTTACTATTCGCTGCCTTGTTCATTGTTGATGACAAAGTATCATCAAATGGTGTCTGCTCTTCTACTCTTGAATAAGGTACTGGACCTTCAGGTAACAGAGACTTACAGGTATCATCAAAGTTCCAAATTAAAATAGTAACAAGTGCATCGCACCTATACTTTTGCAGAACCTCTGCTTTTAACTTGGAACTTCTTTGTTTAGAAGCCAACTCCAATATCTCATGCATAAATGGGTTGGCCTGAAGTTCAGGAAGTTCTTTAGTCTTCGTCGTCTTCTTGGTTGTCATAAGTTTGTTCAAACCTCACAGCTACAATTTCATCAGGTACTACGTGACCGTTCTCATCAAACATCTCAGGGTGAGTGTAGACATACTGCGGTGTAGTGTCATAAGAGTGCTGTCGTGCCATCCATCCTATCATACCTCCAACTAATAAGGCAAGGAACGACACAACTGTCGTCAGGGTCAGGGTTACTACCATAGTTTCCATGATTCTTCTCCGCAAGAGTTACTGTTTTTTGATGTCAATCGACAATTCAAAATTAATTCGTATCTCTCGCTTGAAGAGAGAGATAACTTTGCCAAACATTATACGAAATGTTTTTGGTCGTAGTTTCTTTCTCCTCCTGTTACGATGACGTAACATTAACTCGAACCCCTTGTTAATTTCAAGTGGTTCACTCTTAATTTTATTTAGAGAGTTTTTTTCTCCATTCTTATCTTCTGTCATAGTAACTGCTCAGTATCGTAAAACCAAAGATGATCTAATGTAGATGAACTCAATGTTTTAAGTGCATCTTCAGGAGTCTCAACTAATGGTTCGCCAGCAAGATTAAAACTGGTGTTGAGTAAGATACCATGACCACTTAGTCGTTTAAATTCTAGCAAGAGATCATAAAGATGTCCAGTGCTTACTGTTTGTATCCTACATGTGTTATCAATATGAGTAACACCTGGTATGAGATCCGTCCTGACTGGGAAGCACACTGTCATGTACGGATTAGGTATTACATCATCAAAATATAGATGAGCATCCTCTTCTAATACTATGGCAGCGAATGGTCTATACCATTCTCTCTTCTTAATTCTATTTACAATGTCTCTAGCATCAGGATTTAGAGCATTGAATAAGATAGATCTATTACCTAATGCACGTTGACCTGCCTCTGCATACCCCTTAAAGATCGCAACAGACTTATTATTATATAACAGACTAGCAATGCCCTTGAGATCTATAGTCTCACCCATATACTCACTAACATTATGATGTTCTCCATGATATGAAGTAGTTGTTATGGGTCTAACCGTAGTATCTTTACTAAGTTTCCTATAAGAATACATGGCAGCACCTATAGAGTTACCACCATCATCACACAATGGTTCAAAATAAAACTCAACATCTGGGAACTGCTTAATCAAATGGTAGTTGGTAACTATATTCATACCAAAACCACCACTAATACATACCTTCTTTATCCCAGTCTTCTCTATAGCATCTCGAATATACTTAGTCACTCTCTCTTGACATTGCACCTGAACCTCATAACAATAATCAGCAAAGAACTTATAGTTATCCTTTGTTATAGTCATATTATATTCAACATCATCCCTTCCACTTAATACCTTTACAAGTTCTGGATACTCTGAGAAGTAATTCTCGATACGTTCTATTACTTTACCTGAAAATAGATTACCAAACTTATCATTACTACTACCATATGATGATAGTCCCATTGCTTTACCACAATCATCAACAGTCTGACCAATGACAAGTGCAGCAGTATTATATAAATTACCTATACCTGGATAAGTATTGAGAACATTGTGTATATTATATGTACATCCATTCTTCTCTGTTTTAATATCCTTTATCTCTTTATTAACACTCCAATAACTCTTATAAAATGGTATGAACTTAGAAGGATACTCTGCAATGTAAATAGATTCTCCTTCATATATCTCATCATGAACTCCACCAGCAGCATCACATACAAATACAATTGACTTATCAAATCCACTATTATAAAATGCAAGTGACGCATGATAGATATGATGCTGGGATTCACTCCCTTTAAGAAACTTGATAGTAGGATTTACAGACGTGATTATATCACGCTGCTTCCTCTCATCCTTTTGAGATAACTGAGTAGAGAACAGAGCATAATCAATATCACTTAGTTCTGTCAGTATCTTATTAAAAATATGTTTAGTACCTTCAGCATGTTTCTTCTTAGAATATCTCTCTTCCTTATAATAATTTTTAACAACACCATCCTCTAGTAAGCAAGCAGATGCTTCATGACCAGAAAATAATGTTAGAATTCTCATAATAAATACTACAAAGACTGATTATATAATGGAACTAAAGAACATTTTGTTAAAACTTCTTCCATCTATGGAAGAATTGTCTTTGCCTGATTGGTTATCCAGTGAGGTAAATGATGATGGTTCTGTTATAAAATCTTATGTGTGGAGATGGAATAACCTACGACGAATTAGACTGTGTGAATTAAACCTACAGAATAAATTCATTGCAGAATCACTAGTTATATATCCCGACTACAAATATATCCACCCAGTATTCGGAACAGAATATGTTGAGTGTGGTGGTCGAAGATTCTTTGGTACTATAGACTTCCACCCCATGAGTATGAGTGAAGATTATATTGATAAGTATATCAATAACAATCTAAAAGATCAACCAGATAGAGCAAAAAATAAATCCAATATCTATGACCTAGACAAATACTTCTCAAAAAAACTTTGGATAAGATCCACAACAGATAATTTTTATCAAGAATATTTAAAGAGTTTTAAACTATATCTTGAGAGGTATATAATAAGCACAGCAAAACTTAACCCTTCTGATGAGGGTAGTGGACACTCTTATCAGAAGGGTTATGATTACCACCTAGCAAGTACTGACCCTGCTTATGGTATCTTAAAGACATATTACAACGAAGAATTCGCAAACAAATATATCAATACATTCTTATTCGATCTAGCTAAGCTATAAGTTTATTCTCTTGTAAAAAATTAGCAGTAGAAGAACAACCACCAAGTTTTTTACCATCGACTACAACCTGTGGGAAGGTAGAACCTTGTCCAAACTCACCATAAAATGCCTTCTTATCAAAGTGTTGATCTAATTTATAAACAACATGCTTAAGCTGACCTAGCTCAAGCAGTTGTACAATCTTATCGCAATACGGGCATCCATCTTTAGAGTAAACAGCAAAGTTCATATCCATTTAAAAAATAATTCGTATTATACAATACAATTTATACTTGCATCAATACCCAACCTTGTGTATTGTCCACAAACATTAACTCAAAGGCAGCACCTTCGGTATTAACTGTCATATCTGCAGCGTCACCCATGATTGGTTTACCATTTCTACCAACAGTTAGAGCAGCAGTATCAAAACTCTTTTTAATATCCACAAACTTAATTCTCTCTCCTTGTAGTGGAGATGCTGGTAAAGTAATAGTAAATGCACCACTAGTAGCAGTATCTACTAAGACTGTTGACCAAGATTTAACAGTAGTGTTAGATGTTAGGGTATAGAAGTGAGTATCAGTACCCAAAATAGGTACGTTCCTATTCAGAGACTTATTAAAGATAACTAATTCATCAGCAGTATTATCATATGATAATTGAGCTAAGGTTGTTGTACCAATCCCTACCTCACCTTTAATTAATAGGTCTCCGTCAGCAGCAAGATTACCTAGTGCCATAACTGCTGTAGTAGCAGCACCAATGATTGCTTGCGTTGTAGTAGCACCATAACCAACACCAATGGTTGCTATACCAGTAGTACCATTACTTAAATCAATCTGATTACCTCTAAGTGTATCAGCATAGTATACATACCTCCACTTCTTAGAGTCTTGACCTAAGTCAAAGGAGTTAGCAACACCTGGAGTAATGTTTGAGTTAACATTAGCATCAAGAACAACTGCGTTCTCTGTACCAACACCAGTGTTAATAGTACCACCCTCAAAGGTTACAGTACCAGAGAATGTAGATACACCAACAGTCTTTACGTTACCTTGTACATGAAGATCATCACTAACATCTAATTTAGAAAGTGATGTGTCACCAATAACCTTAAGTCCGTAAGAACCTGGATCAGTAATACCAATACCAAGACCTTCCTTAACGTAAGCGTTGGTTGCAGATAATGTAGATCCAATACCAACAGAACCATAGAAGTGTTGATAGTCTACATAATATCCACTAAGAACAAAGTTTACAGCACCAGTCTTCCTTTTTAATGCATTTGTATGTGCCGATACAAATGTGTGATCAGTTACGTTAGTAGATGGAATCTTATCGGAGTTTGTAGCAGCAGCACCAACTGTCTTATCCAACACCTGAATATCAAACGTGTTAGTTGTAACATTATAAATGGGAACCCAACTATTATAGATTGGGTCAGTTGCTCTTGGATAATAATGCTTTGTAAGATGATTATCCTTAGCACATGTTAAACAAATAGACTCACCTGTAATGTATACCTTATCAGTATCAACAAATTTATGAGCATTTAATTGGATAGTCATAAATCCTGTATTAGGATTATAATCTATACCCTGTATAGTATGCTCAGTCTCACGAATACTATCAGCACGAACATACATCTGATCACCAGGTTTTGCTGATATATCAGACCTAACATGTGTTGAGTTACGTTTTACCTCATAATTATATTCTAAATAGTCTGTCGCAGTTGTACCAAGACCTACACGAACCTTACTATCACCAGAAGACTTATTACATACAAACAAATTCCCTCTAAAACTCTTACCTGTTGGGAATTCAAATAGTAAATCAGCACCATTATCAGCAGTAGAAAATCCTTGTGCTAAAAATCCTGCACCACCTTTATTAGGACTCTCTTCTCCAACAAATGTAAATGCGGAACTTGTATCCGTAGATCTAATAACTACACTATCTCCATCCGCAAAGAATAAAGGATCGGATTCAAAATACTCTCCGACTCCTATCTCCTGATCAAATGTGACATATCCATTTGCTTTAAATGAATCTAATCCACCTGCAGTGGCTAATCCAACTCTAACCCAGATCGTCTGAGGAGTTTGGTTTGTAACATATACTTTACCTTGGGTCAACGTTCCTGCTGGAGCAGTATATAATACTTGATTTAACTTAGCCGTCGCTGGCTTAACGTTCGCTAATTTACCAAATGACATCGGCTATATCCTATCGTATAGTTTGCAGTAAAACTATTTATCTGTTAAAATATTGTCAAAAAGAGCAATGAGAATTATACTTACAGGTTCAAAAGGATTCATCGGTAAGAATCTACATGACCGATTAAAAATATATGGTGAAGAAATAATAGAAGTAAACTATGAGGATTGTTTAGACTTCCGTGACACTTTTAATGAATGGAATACCGTAGATATGATAATACACCAAGGTGCAATATCATCTACAACATGCACAGACCTCAATAAACTACACAAATATAATGTTGACTGGTCTGTATGGTTGTTTGAACAAGCAATCAAACACCAACTTCCAGTTAAATATGCATCATCAGCATCAGTGTATGGTGGTGCTGCTGGAGCACATACTGGATTTAACTGGACAATTAATCCACTAAACTTTTATGCACTATCAAAACTAACAGTTGATTACTGGGTTCAGGATCACATGGAAGAATTTATTGGTGTTCAGGGATTCAGATACCACAATGTATATGGTAGAGGTGAAGATCATAAAGGTAACCAAGCAAGTCCTATACATACCTTTATTAAACAAGCACAAGAGACTGGAGTAATAAAAGTATTTGAAGGATCTGATAGATTCCTAAGAGATTTTATTTGTGTAGATGATGTAGTAGAAGTTGTTCTCAACAATGATAAAGGATCGGGTATCTATGATCTAGGTACAAGTAAACCAATCAGCTTCCAAGATGTTGCAGATATGGTTGCTAAAAAATTCAATGCAAAGATAGAAACTATACCATTCCCTAAACATCTAGAAGAGAAGTATCAAAAATATACTAATGCTATAGAAGAATGGAAGTATTATAAGTTTAAATCAGTTAAAGATTATCTAATGGTTTAATCTCCAACCATTATCCTATAACTATCTGTATCAAAATGCTGTGTAGAGAACTCAAATAATTCAGAGTGTTCCATAGCATACATCTGATGCCGTAATCCACGATATATGTGGAAGGTATCACCAGGTTCTAGTATCTTAGTGTTTGCCTTTGATAAATCATCAGTCTCACCATAAAACAAAAGAATCCTACCAGACTGTAGATAGAAAGTCTCATCCTTTAGTTTATGATAGTGCCAAGAACATCTCTTACCACCCTCAAAGAATAATAATTTACCACAGTACTCTTCAGTGTTGACAATCCATTTCTCATGTCCCCACCCTTTAGTTACTATTTTAATTGGTTGTTCAGTATTCATTTACCAACAAGTTCCACCTGTCTTAGTAGGAGTATCTTTAAAAAATACATGATCAGGAGATGCTTTATCATCTATAAAGATATCTGCATGGGGTTTACCCATAAGTAATTCATGATACTTAACACCCCACATTTTTAATTGTGCTTGAGTAAGAGGTCTCAACAAATCATCTGCTACTGCTGCTGCCTCCGCATGAGGTTTATCTTTATTCCTACCCATTGCACGAGCAGTAAAGTATATGATGTAGTGTCCCTCATCATATAATTTATTGATCACTTCTATTCTATCCTTCTTAGGAGTAGCACCTTCATACTGACAAGTACCACACCCTTCACCAGGTGTGCAGATAGTACCATCAATATCTATACAGTATCTCATAGTGATTTAATATCCTCAGCAGTTAAAGTATAACATCCATAGTTTTGTACGGCAATAGCAGATGCTTTATTAGCAATCTTAATTGATGCTTCCATGTCATGTGCCTTAAGGAATTCAGCAGATAAAGCAGCAAGGAATGTATCACCAGCACCTACCACATCAAATACATTTACATTCTCACTAGGATATAACTTATCCATATAATATGCACCTGCACCTCCTGCAGTTGTAATTAAATTATGTGGATCGGGTTGCACTCTCAAAGTAGATGCTTCCCTTTGATTGATTTTAAAGATAACATTCTGTGCTGAAAATAAATCCTTCTTCTTAGTATCTATAAAGACTGGTCCAGAAAAATTCTTACAGAAGGTTATAAGATCTTCTATAGTAACAAAACCTTTATCATAATCAGATATAACAATGGCATCAAACTGTTGCATAAGAAATGCCATTTTAACTTCAGCAACCTTTATAGGATCTACATGATCATCTTCATCAATCCTAACCAACTGCTGCTTACTGGCACTGTCAAGTACTCTCTTCTTCTTTATCAACTTCTTATTAGTAATGTGAGTTACATGAACCCCAAACGCTTGCAAATTCCTCTTAACATTCTCAGACATACCAAGAACAGTAACTGTCTCTTCATGTTTTACAACAGGAACTGGTGCTTCTGGACTTATTCTATCAACACTACCAAAGATATAACTATCTTCACATGTCTCTCCTATCAATAATACTTTGTACTGTTTTTGTTGTTGCATAATCACTAACCCTATCAAAGAATACTAACTTAGCAGCAGACATAGATCCTATTACAGACTTATTCTTCCAATCAGATCCAACAACCATGACATGTGGTTTTATAAACTCAACCATTGCTGCTAACTGAGTATCACTATCAAAGACTGCTACTCTATGTACTGCCTTTAAATTCTCAAGAAAAAATTTCCTATCTTCCACATTATATATGGGACGAGAAGGACCTTTCATTTCGGATACCCGTCTATCACTATCAATACCAACGTATACTCTGTCACCTAATGTCTTAGCATAATTAAGTAACTCAAGATGACCACGATGAAGTAGATCAAATGTCCCGTTGACAAATACTTTAGTAGATGGAACGTAAAATTGTCTGCCTATGCTCATGGTTGGTAAGTTAGTTTAATGTTTCCTGCTATGGTTGTGCCTTTAGAACCATGCAAAACACTATGCATAATAAAGGAAGGGAAAATTATTATACTACCAGACTCTAACTGTGGTTTATAATCCAAAGGAAAATCTGGTAGTCCACTATGAAAAATTTGGTTCTGAATATCCTTAAAGGAAGGATTGTGTAACACAGTCTTAGAGACTGGTACTGATTCATATATTATAAAACTCCACTGACAATTTGGATGTATGTGAAGTTCTTGATAATCGGTCTCAGTATAAACGTTCCTCCATAATCTGTCAATCCTAGCATCTGTATACGAACACTGAATAGTTTGGATATTTCTAAGAACAACTTCTGTTATATGTTGCCATGTTTCAGGAGGTACATCGGTGTCAGATCCAAAACTACTATGAACTCCACTGTCCCATGTAGGTTCGTAGACACCATTCTCTATGTGAATTTTATTTAGATCAACCTTATCTTCAAAGATTGGTATAGTAAATATATCTTTTCTCATTTAAAATAATTCCTAGTAAATTCTGGAGACGTAACATACCCATCATCAGTAAAGTTTGGAATAGAATTCCTATCAAACTTTCTATATGTCTTAGGTTTAATTGGGAACCCAAGTTGAACTAACCAATGTAACCAATTAGTTCCACCAAATATAAAACCCTTGTATTCCATAAAGGAAGGTTCCATACTATTCTGTAGGTTATCTAAGTATATCTTTTGTAAATCTGACATCTTATAATTATCTCTAACATATCTCCAGAACTTAGTATCCTTAGTAGACTTAGAGTAATGCATGTTTACAAAATCTATACAAGTTTCAAATAAAGTATGAACAATATTATTATACAGATCAATATCATTCTTACTATAATAACGAGACATTAAACACTTAATTATATGATCTATCTGTTCTATAGTTATTCCAAGACCAGTACTCTCAAGTGGTTCAATAAAACCAGAAGATAATCCAATAGATATAACATTTTTATCCCAAGGTTTTTTATCATAGAATGGAGTCCAGTCAATTAACTTTAAAGAATCCTTATCAACCCTACCATCCCAATAATCTACAAAGTATTGCTTTGCTTCCTCAGGATCAGTTAACTGTCTATTAAAAACTAACCCAGATCCTATCCTAGACTGCAAAGGGATCTTCCATATCCAACCATGATCTACAGCAGGACACACAACATAAGGATGATTCTCACTCTCATTCTTATATGGAATGTGACCTGCCACAGCAGTGTCACAGAATAATCTATCAGTTAACTCTACAGTATCAGTTTGTTTTAATAGTCTTTTAAACCCACTACAATCTATAAAAAGATCTGCTTCTATTTTATTACCATTCTTAAGATAAAGAGTATCATCTTTTAATTGTTCTACAGAAGAGTTAACATACTTAACCTTATCAGAAATCTTAGTTTGAATATACTTAACCAACTTACCACAATCCAAAAGAATAGCATATGATTCTAACTTCTGTGTATTAATTGTACCCCTTAAGGTAGACTCTGATAATGGTAATGCTCTATGAAAAGGAATGTCTTGGTTGTTAGACCAAGCATCTATCATTGGATACTCTCCACCAAAAAAATAAAATGGATGCCATATATTATTACCATCCTTACCCCAGTCAGGAAATAAAATACCACCCTTTAATACTACATCCGTGGCACTCATCCATTCATGCTGAGGGAAACCACATTCATTCATATAATTAACAAACCCTAATATAGTTGCTTCTCCAACACCTACAATCTCTGGTTCCTCTTTATCAACTACTGTTAGTCTAACGCCTGGTATCTTGTTTGATATACCAGCAGCAGTTAACCATCCAGAAGATCCACCACCAACTATAACTATATGATTTACACACTTCTCATGCATTAGAATATAGGGATAGGTTTAACAATTAAATCATTCATTTTCATATCCTTTAACTTCACTATATTCAGTGGAGTCTGAGATTTAAACTCATTATATTGTTCTAAACTTCTACGAGCAAAGAGTGGGTCGGGAGTCATCTTTGGAGTCAATTCATAACCCATTTGCATCATCCAGTATATCCAATTAGATCCACCAAACATTGCTGGTTTACCATTAATAATTGATGGAATATTACTCTTCATATTATCAATGTAAACATTATGCTGATCAGATCTCTGATATGTTCCCCGAACATACTCCCAGAATGGTGATTGTATTGTACTGAGATCATAATGCATTGATACAAAATCAGTACATGTCTCAAACATATTAATCATGTAGGTATTAAAAGAATTAATATCAAACTGATTAAAATATCTACCTCTTACATATGATGCAAGTTGATTAGCACCTTCAATAATTAAAGATATACCTGTACTCTCAAGTGGTTCAATAAAACCAGCAGATAATCCAACAGATACTACATTCTTATCCCACTGATTCCTATCATAATAAGGAGTCCAATCAATAGTTCGTAAATCTTCTGGTGTTATTCTACCATCCCAAAAATCACAAAGATACTTCTTTGCTTCCTCAGGATCAGTTAACTGTCTATTAAAAACTAAACCAGATCCTATCCTAGATTGTAAAGGGGTATCCCATATCCAACCATGATCTACAGCAGTACATGTAGTATATGGTTTCAATTCTTTATCAATATCTTGATAAGATATACGACCAGCAACAGCAGTATCAACAAACAAACGTCCCTTTAATGGAACTCTATCTCTTTTACTCTTGAGGATACTCTTAAACCCTGTACAGTCTACAAATAGATCTGCATCTACATAAGTACCATCTTCAAGTATTAAACGTTCTACTTCACCATCAGCAGTATGTTTAACTTCAACTACTTCAGATTCAATATGAACAAGTGATGTATTTTCTTCTAACTTTCTCTTAAAAAACTTAACTAATTTAGTAGCATCAATATGCCACGAGTATGCTTGCTGATTCTCAAGATCAACTTCATTCTTTAATGCAGAATCATATAATGGAAGATAGTTTCTAACATCTTCACCCACATGAGATAGAGCATCACATAAAGGTACATCATGAGATGCTAGGGGAAAATAAAATGGATGCCATACTTGGTCAACACCACTACCCCAACCTGGAAATAAAATAGATGCTTTAGGAACTGCATCTGTCTCAGGAACCCATTCATTCTGATCAAACCCACAATGAACATTCATAAAGGTATCAAACCCTAGTAATGTAGCTTCTCCTACACCAACAGGTGTTGATACTTCCTTATCAATTAATACAATCTGTATATTAGGACATTTCTTTTCCAATACTGTGGCAGTCAACCATCCTGATGTACCACCACCAACAATAACAACTCTATTAATCATGTTCTAGGTGGCAAAGGATCTTTACGCATTGTTTTATAGACCAAAGATGCTCTTAGTCCATGATAGTAATCACCATTAGGTGGTGCTCCTCTATGAGGTATATTACCTTTGAAGAAACATATTCTTCCTGGTTTAGGAAGTATCTCTACATTCTCTCCATTAAATTCAACTATTGTTGGACCACCCCACTGTTCATCCCACCTTTTATTAACATAATAGATCCAACTAAGTCCATTATCACAACTACAATCTTGATGTATAACAGTATCATGTATATACTGCTGACCATTAACTAATATCTCACCCAACTCTAACTCAAATGGTATAGTTGCTGTTACTGCATTGTATATCATTCCATAAGCACTGTCCTGTGCAGACTCAGACATTGGTGGATAGATTGATTGTTTAAAACATGGTACTTCTAAACTAAGATCTGCACCCTTATCATAATCAAAGTCAGGAGTACCATCTGAATTTTCTTTATGACCACTACACAATCCATACTGCCACCCAAAACCATGTAGTATAGTTTTATCTAAATGATAAACAAACCACCACGGAAATAAATTATCAATAACAAAGATCTCATCTTTAGCGAGATCATACTGGGCAAAATTTAATTGTTCTTTAGTGCAATCAATATGAATCATTGATTCTTAACCTCTATTAATAGATCGTACTCAGGAAGATACAAATACTCAATATCACTATTAGCAAGAGTGCGTAACGCATCATCGAGTGTTTCAACCAAAGGTTCTCCACCCAGATTAAAGGAAGTATTAAAGATGATAGGGCAACCAGTCTGTTCAAAGAATTCTTGGATGAGTCCATAGTAATGAGGGTTAACGTCTTCAGTTACAGTTTGGATACGACAAGTACCATCAACATGAATGATAGAAGGGATCTTCTCTTCAATTCCTGGTTGGCACTTCACAGCATACATCATGAACGGAGTGTCATCCATACCACGAAGATCAAACCACTCATGTACATGTTCTTTTAGAATAGAACCTGCAAATGGTCTAAAGTATTCACGGTGCTTAACATTATTAACATGATCCTTTCCATCTGGATCACGAGGATCATATAGAATAGAACGATTACCAAGTGCTCTTGGACCTGCTTCAGATGATCCTTGGAACATTGCAACGATATTCTTATCACTAATGAGTTTAACCACATCACTATAAGATGCATTAGTCACATCAGTAGCACCCCATTTCTGACAAGACTCAGAGATATCTTCAGTTGTATAGTTATATGTAGGACCAGTATATAAATTTGTAATCCTTTCTTTAATTTTCATGTCTTCATTTACTTGATGATGTACATATAATGCTGCTCCAAGAGCAGTACCAGCATCATTACTTACTGGTTCAACAAACAAATTAATACCTTCACCCTTTAACTGTTCAAGATACCAATAATTTGCAACACAATTTAATCCATATCCACCAGACAATACCACATTCTTATTACCACTCAAGTCAACTGCCTTACGAATCAGATCAAGAACCATCTGTTGTGATTCTGTTTGAATAGCATAGGCAACATCTCTACGGTTCTGAAGTTTAGTTAGATCTTCAGTACCTTGAGGTGTCCTAAGATATTCATACCTACCTTCATTAACTACAGCACCATTTGGATAAGTAGGAACTATAACATTACGATCAGAAGTCTTCCAAGCACCACCATTACCATCAGTATAAATTGTTGGAACCTTATCATTAGGTTCACCATAGGGGAACAACCCCATAGTTTTACCTGCTTCTATAGGAGCCCATCCACAGTATTGTGTTACTGCTTCATATGCTTTAACAATACCAGCACTCTCATCTAAAAATAATTCATGAGTTCCTTCTTCACCTTCACCTTCACTATCCATCTCAGGTATATGTGCAGAACCCCACGGTCCTCTACCTGCCATGTGCTTATAAATTGTTTTAAATTCTGATGGATAATCACAAGTAAACATGGACTCAAGTTCCCATGTCATCTCTTGTTCTCTTCCAATTTGCATCGGTACAAATGTACCTGCACCATCTACTATAAGTGCGACTGCTGATTCAAATCCAGAACGATAGAATGCACAAGCAGCATGAAGTTTATGATGTGTTCTACTAAGATCTATAACTTGAGGATGCTCATAACTATTTGCTTTACGATCAATCAATCCTAACTTCCTAGCGAACCCTGTGTATACATCTTCTCCAGTAAAATCTACCTTACCAGCATCACTTAGAGGTTGAGTGTGAGCAATCACAAGGTAATCAATATGATCAGTATAATCTAAGATCTTAACCATAGAGGCATAAGGTCCGCCATCATACTTATTCCTAGAAAATCTCTCCTCTTCAGTAGCAAATACTATCTCACCATCTTTAAGTAAACATACACCAGAGTTATGCCCTCTAGCAAGAGCTGCAATCCATTGAGTCATTATAACCTCACTTAAGATTATTTAAAATGTCCTTTACCTGACCTTCTACACTTGATTTTGGTGCTGCATTCTTTATATCTGCCATGAATCCTTTAGAAGATGATGGTTTCAACTGTGGTTTTGCAGTGTTCTTTGGAACACCATAAGTAGGAGAACTATTCATTCCCATGTTTGTAGTTGGAGCACAACAATCATTTTGTTGAGCAGGTTGTTTCTGTTTCTTGTAATTAGTATAGGCAGTAGACTTACCCATCCTCTTACGAACAGAAGTTAGTATAGATCTGATCTGATCTTTGTCAAGTTCCATTGCTTGATCATTATAACGATCAACTCTCTCATCAGTAGTAAGTCTAATAGGTGAGTACTGTCTCCTACCTTCTCCCACATCAATGATATCAAAATCCTTACAGTCAGGATAAGATATATTAATTGGGAATGTTGATCCAGTTACAACTGTAGCAGTCTTACCAAACGCTCTAGCAAGATGCTGACCCATACTATCACAACCTAAGAAGTGATCAGCAGCATTAATAATACCACCCCATGTTCTCATGTCTGCAATTTGAGGTCTTGCTACTTTAATCTTTGCCTTCTCTTCATTCTCTTCAACTGGAAAATGAATCTCACTCATTATAATGACACCATAGTCCTTCTTAAGATCATTAATAATCTCAACAATAGCATTCAAAGGAAAACTACGAGATGTAATATCAGCAATAAAATCTTCACCAACCTGCTCAACTGATCTACCAAAAGGTTGTATAACAATTACTTTATCTTTACCTGTGCCCTGTTTTACTTCTTCTACTGCTTGGAACCCTTGGATCGCTTCCATCTTTGCTAGTTCAATTTTAGGAACTGGAAGTTCTCTTGGTTCATCTAACTCATTGATTTGAATATCATATGCTTGTGCAAGACTACACTTCTGATTATAGTAATGCCAAATTCTATATGGTTCTGTTGATATAATATCACGATCCTTTAATTCTGTTTGAAATAAATTCTTGTGCCAGTTATCATATACTTTACCATCTAATGTTGGATGACCCTTAAAAAAGTCTGTCCCTCCTTCACAAACGATGATAAAATCATCATGTGTTTCTGCATACTTTTCAAACGCAGGAATGGAACAAATAACTCTACCAGCTCCACCATTAACAAAAAACGCCTTAGATCTCATCGTATGTACTCCAAAGAATAATAATCTCTGCTCTATTTATCCCCTTATTATAGGGCATTTAGTCAACTAAAGCAAGGGAATCTGCCCATACTGCTTAGTTGCATTAGTAGAATTAAGTTCGCTTCCAGGTATAGCATCATACCCAATAGTAAGTCTCTTACCAGAGTAGTGTGAATTATTTACTACTCTATGACGAACATTACCTCTACCAAAATATATATTACCAATCTCATTCTTTATCTCCCAATCCTCAAATTCAGTTGTAGTATCCTGCGGTTCTAATGCAACATACCCATGCCAAGGTGAGGAATGATTATGCCAATCTAAAACCTGATCATGGTCATGATAATTTAACCATGCTTGGAACCATATAACATCTTCATCAGGAAGATTCTCTCTTATTATACCAGTTAACTTCTTATAAATCTCTAGAAAATGAGAAGATGGACTGGTAACACTGAAGAAGTTATACAAGTAATAACTCCATGTAGTGTCTCCGAATCCATCTTCCATCAGAGCACGGTGACAATCAGATGCCACCTTTATAATCTCTGGTTGATTCTCTTTTATATAATCAAATTTATATACCTTATAGGTCATAACAAAATTAAATTTTAATAATCAATTAGTTGATAAAGCTACCACCATTAGTTGGAGATACTTCATCATCAGGAGAGTTAGGCATCATATAGAATGCTGCGTTAGGTGTAACACTATTCGCTGCCATTGTAGCAGGGAAATCTCTCAATTTCTCACGGTATGTTTTCCACTTAGCTTTAAGATCTGCTGGCATATCTTCTGTAACCTTACCATCAGTTGCTTGAAGAGCATTATTTCTATGCTTCCTAATGTCATCCCAAGTAAGATCAGCTTCTCTATCAAGTAGTTTACCTACTGGAGTGAACGGTTGAATAGTAACATTGCCACTTACAACCTTAACACTATCTCTATCATAGATATCACCTGGCATTATAGGTGTACCATATGAGAACTGTGGGTATCCATCTATAGCAGGAGTTCCTGAGAAGACAACGCTGTCAGTATACTCTTCTTCCTTCTCATCAATAGGCATTCCTCTTAGCTGACATATAAGTGGGTTAGTTGCACAATCAACTTCCACCCAATCAGTTACGTCTGCTGGCATTGGACGACCATCTAATATGTCATCTTCATTTAAAGGTCCTGCCTTCTCTGTTCCATCTGCTCCAATCTGTAACCAGATCTTATCTGGTCCATCGTATGTTGCTTTACGTGTTTTACCATCTGTAAAAGCATGGTCTACCAAGAATTCATTTGGTAGTGGTAAGTCGTATTCGACGCTAATGTTAGTAGCCATAATTCCTTTCGGTTAGTTTGTTCTGGGTAACACCATCGGTATTATTTATAAAATTAAACATTAAAAAAGGAGGGTATTAACCCTCCTCTAAAATATGTACTTATTATATCAAACGTATGTAATCTTAACAAGTCCTGGACCACCAGTACCACCCTGACCACAACAACGGTCACAATAGTTAGTCATTGCATTCTGAGCACCGTGTCCATAAGGAACTGTCCAGCAACCGCAACGCATCCAGCAGAAGTTATTCTGTTGGAACACATTAGTTCCAATAAATGGAGCAGCAGTAGGAATACTATATCTACCGTGGCAATGACAGAACCAACCTTTAGGGTTCCAGAATCCACCAGGCATATTACCCATTCCAAAGTCTCCACCATTTTGTCCTGGAGATCTGCAGCAAGCATTATCAGAGAAGCAACCGTATGACCAGTCACCCTGAGCACATCCTCCTCTACCACCAATGGCACAGAAGTTACTTAAGTTGCACCCATTTACATATGACATACATCCACAACACCCTGTACACTCTCTTGAGTAGCAACGATAAACACCAGCAGCACAGACTGTATAAGACCAACCTTCGGTTACATCAATAGTTTTCGTATTATAATATCCACCCTGAGCACCAACATAGGTCTGACAACGGTTACAACTGCAAGCACCTGTACCATTACCTCCAGCACCCCACATTTCAAAGGTAGCTCTTCTTACTCCAGTAGGTACTGTCCAAAGACAGCAGCAACCTGTAGAACATGGAACTGGATTACCATAAACCCATTTAACATTCCACGTATCCAATCCAGTGGCAGCTAGTTTTGCTGGAGTAACACTACCAGCAGGTAATGTAGATCCACTAACCTTTTTATAACTTGAATACTGTGCCATTTTTAATCCTTAGAAGTATGTAATCTTGACGAGTCCACCGCCACCTGTACCACCCTGACCACAGCAGCGTTCGCAGTAAGTAGTCATAGCGTTCTGAGCACCATTACCATATGGAACTGTCCAGCAACCGCAACGCATCCAACATCCTCTTAGAGATTGTTGTGATACTGTTCCAATCAACGCAGCACCACCAGAGTAGTGTGATCTGTTATAACAATGACAGAATCCTCTATCATATACAAATTCAGCACCATCCCAGTTAGGAGTATGAGTTCCTTGCATCCAGTCACCACCATTGTTACCTGGATTCATGCAGCAGCACCATTGTGAGTGACAATAAGTTGCCCATGATGTTTGTGCTTCTCCCCTTCTTCCTCCAATGGCACAGAAGTTGGAAAGATTATATCCATTTACATAAGATGAACATCCTCTGCATCCGTTACACTCTCTTGAGTAGCAACGATAAACACCAGCAGCACAAACTGAATACGTACATCCTGCTACTGTATCAATAGTTTTTGTATTATAAAATCCACCAGATGCACCCATGTAATGATGACATCTGTTACATGAACATGCACCAGATCCATTACCTCCAGCACCCCAGATTTGGATATGAAGTTTCTTTACACCTGCAGGTACTGTCCAAAGACAGCAGCATCCAGGAGTACATGCACCAGGAGATCCATAAAACCACTTAACACCATATGTAGTATTAAGAGGAGACGCTAAATCTGCTCCATCGACTGATCCATCAGCCAATTCCTCACCTGTTAATTTTTTATAGCTTGCATAAGTTGCCATTGGTTCCTACTTCCTTATGTGTATGTAATTTTGACGACTCCACCACCGCCTGTTCCACCTTGTCCACAACAACGTTCGCAATATGATGTGATAGCACCCTGTCCACCTTGTCCGTAAGGAGAATACCAACAACCACAACGTATCCAACAGTTAACAAATCCTTGATAAGAACCTGATCCACCCGCTAAGAACGGAGCATTAGTTGTACAAGTATTAACCCAGTTACAGTGACAGAATATAGATCCACCCCAGAATCCTCTGTGGTTACCCATACCAAAGTCGCCACCATTTGACGTAGGTCCTAAGCAACACTCCCATTCAGAATAACATCCAGTCTCCCAAGATGTATTTGATCTACCACGAGCACCGCCAATGGCACAGAAGTTACTTAAGTTATAACCATTAACGTAGGATGAACATCCTTCACAACCAGTACATTCCCTACTTAAGCAGCGATACACACCTGCAGCACAGATAGTGTAAGCACAACCAGCAGTAGTAGATATGGTTTTACTATTGTAGTAACCACCACCAGCACCCTGGTAATGGTGACACCTGTTACAAGAACAAGCACCATGTCCGTTTCCACCAGCACCCCAGATTTCAAAAGTTACTCTTTTTACACCATTAGGTACAGTCCAGAGACAACAACAACCACTTGTACAGTGGCATTGTTGACCGAATACGTGGAAGACATTATAGGCATAACCAGTACCAGCACCCAGAGCGGAACTAGGGACAGTACCATCTATGATCTGTCCTCCTATAATTTTTTTGTAACTTCCGTAAGTTGCCATTTGATTGCCGAATCCTTATTATTTATTAGAACATCATATAAAGGAAGGGGGAACCTATGTCCCCCTTAAGTCTTGTCTTATTAGACTGTGAAGACTCTCCAACCTGAGGTGTTATCGTAGAATACAAGATCGAATGCAGCACCCTCAGTGGTTACTGTCATATCAGCAGAATCACCCATAATTGGTTTGCCGTTTCTACCAATCGTTAGGTTGTTAGTATCGAATGTATTGTCACAATCGAAGAACCTAATGGTATCACCCTTATTAGGTGAAGCAGGTAGAGTAACTGTAAATCCACCACCGTTTGTCTTACACCAGCATGTCTGGAATGCAGCAGCAGTGTATGTGGTATTTACATCCACGTTCTGTAGACCTCCTAGTGGAACCCATGCAGAACCGTTATAAGATTCAAAGGCAGCAATTGTTGTGTTGTAACGTAGACCTCCAAGGATTGGAACTGCTGGTCTCTGAGCAGTAGTTCCCTTAGGTGGAACCATCTGATCAGTACCCATGTTTCCACGAGTTAAGTAACCAACAACTGCGAATTCAGTTGGAGTTGCATTGTTGGAGTTGCCACTCATAGTCTCATCAGATGAGAACTCAGAGATCGCTTCACCAATTTGACCACCCAATGAACCCAGTCTTAGTTCTGTCAAACCAGATAGGTTGAATGCGGAAGCATCCAAGGTTGCAGCACCAGTCAACTGGTTAACTGCGAATAGGTCACCAACTCGGAAGTTACCACCTTGGTCAGTAGATACGTAGAATACCTTACCTGGTCCGAAGGTGTTAGTCTCGTTACCCTGAACGACGTTTGCTTCGTTCACATCTGGGTAATTAGTTTCAACCTTGTTACCAACACCAACTGATAAGAAGTCGTGTCCAGTTAGACGTGCGTTAGAGAACTTACTTCTAAACTCTAGGAACGAACCACCTGCATTAACATCTGCACCAGTAGTTGAGATACCAGATAGACGTGTATCCCATGTTCCAACACCTTTCTCAGGAGAGATTGTGATGGTTAAACGACCTGTATATGTTACAGGAGCAGTGTTACCTGAAGACCCACGATTCTGTGTAAAGTTTGTCTGGAATCCAGTTACAGCGTTAACGATGTAGTACCTTGGTTGATCTCCAACTCTATCAGAACCAATACCAGCAGCAGTAGTTGTAAATCCAACTGCGTCACCCACGAGTGGTAAGTTGTTAGGATCTGCTAGGTCAAGTTCCATAATAACGCCCTTCTGACCACTAACTGATCCAGTAACGTTCTTAACTTGTAGAGCACCAGTTGTACCAGCACCGATGAATGTAATTTGCTCACCCTTAACGAATGATGTAGTACCAATACCAGTACCACCACCACCGATTGAAGGATCACCATAGCCAGGATAGTACTTGAAGTAAACCCTATCTGCGGAAGTCTGGTCGTTAATGAATGTAGCATAAGCACCAGAGGTCTCACCAATCATGGTGTTACCAAGAGCAACTGTTCCAGTAATAGATCCAGTGGTGATGTCCATTCTGTCACCGAAGAGTCTCGCTGTTCTTGGAGTCTCATCAGTGTTGAATCCAGAAGAGATAACACCGTAGTCACCGTAAGAGTTGTTACCACCAACAGCACGGATTCTAGATCCACCACCTGAATAGTAACCCCACTTAGCATAGTATGTGAAGGAAGACACAATCTCAGCACCAGCACCCTTGTCTAGGATGAATCCAGCACCGTCACTTAGAACGTTGGTGAATGCGTCGAACACCATCGTTCTGAATCCAGTGGCGTGAACACCACCATCAATCATACATCCAACACCAGCACCCTCACCAGTAACTCTTGCGTCAGAACCAGTTGGAGGTTCACCGAATGCTGTACAGTCCTTAACATAAGGAGACTTGTTCAGAATAGGTGATACAGGGTTGAATGCGAAGTACCTACCACAAGCAGTAGAACCAACACCAGTTCTTACACTGGAGTATTCTAACTGAGTAGGATTATCTGGGTCATAGTTGAATCCAACCATACCCTTGAAGTTTAGACCCTGAATAGTTGTAGAGTCAGATAGTTGGAATAAAGTAGCACGGTTGTTATCAAGTCCGTCAGCATTTAAACCAGCAGCAGGTCTGATCATTGAAGATCTTAGAGTAGATCCAACAACTGATGTGAACGGAGGAACAACAATCGGTGTCTGCTCAACGAATTCAGAAGCAGAACAACGAACAACAGCAGGAGATAGGTTAATAACAGTACCTTCTGCCTCATATGTGTGAGAAATTGTTGATACACCAACGTTTACCGTGAAGGTATTGTTGTCAACAACTTCGTTAATGTTGAAGTAAGATCCAAGAACCGTACTTGGGAAGTAACTACTTGTAATACCAACGAATACTGTACCACCAGATACATAAACGTGCTGGAATGTAGATACACCAACGTTAAAGTTGAATGACTGAGGTGTTAAAACAGTACCAACTGTAAAGTTGTTTCCATTTGCACGAGTTCCATCTGGATAGATGTCAGTAGTGAATCCAGAATATCCTGGACATGTTAGTTTTAAGTTATCTAATCTGACGGAATCACCAGCAGTGATACCTGTCATCGCTGCACCAACAGTAACAGTACCGATACCAGACTGTCCATCATACTGGAAGGCGTTAACTAAGTAAGTTCTACCTCCTGAGTAACATCCGAACTTAACTCTGTTAAGACGAACTGTAACGTTAGGATAAAGAATACCGTGTGAAGGTGCTGTAACTGTTGATAGACCCGTTACATGGTCATATACAAATCCTGTAATGTTTGTAATAGCACTCGCATTATCACATGCATACTTCAGAGTTCTGAAGGACATGTCTGGAGAACTACCATTGTAAGTATCAGATCCTTTCTCAGGGTCAACATAGTAGATACGAGTTGAGTTACCACTGGTCTGCCATTCTGGAATACCTAGTGTACCTATACCTAATGTTTGTCCTGTTTGACCTGCTCCTAATCTCACTGGAGAGGTATTGTCTCTGATTAAAACGTCACCTGGTTGCGTTAGAACCGCATTAGAATCTCCGAGTGACAGTGCCGACCAGAATTCAGCGTTAGATCCAGGTGTTACACCCTTCCATGCAGTTGAACCTATACCGACATAAGATGATGATGAATACTCAACAACATCATTTGCATAGTATTCCTTATCTACAGAATAAGATCCATCATATCTTAAACCTTGGTTGAATAGAATCCATGCTGTTTTAGCAATACCAACTGTAGTTGAACCAATACCAGTGGTTAAACCCTTGGTTGGGTGAACGTTGACAGAAGATGTTGCATTGTGACGATAAACATTACCACCTGCCTGTACAAGTTGACCCTTGTAGTATGTTACGCCAGCTTCATAAGTTGTAAGACCAACAGCATCTACACCTTCGGATAGGAAGTTCCATTCGGTAGCAAGTTCAGTTGGAGGAATTACACCTTGAGTTGTTGTTGTGATAGCAACGTAAGAGTTACCAGCATAGCTTACAACATCACCGACCTCATAGATGATACCTGCTTGCCATGCACCTTCGCCATTAAATCCAGATGTGTAGGAAGTAACATTGAATGTATTGACTTTTCTACTAATACATCCTTCTTGAGCAGACACAAACAAGTGTGCTGTAGTGTTTGTTGAAGGAGCAGTTTGTAGAACCTGAACATCAAAACTATTTTGGGTTACGTTGGAGATTGGTAACCAAGTATTGTGTATCGGGTCACTAACTCTTGGATATCTGTGGTTAGTTTGATGACTATCTTCATCACAAGTTAATGTAATTGATAGGTCAGCAATTTTAATTTCTTCACCGTTTGATAATCCATGACCGTTGATGACCACTGTCATCACACCAGTTGTTGGATTATAATCTACGGATTGTGGTGTATAGGTCGCAGCAGCAAACAATAGCGGATCTGTTGTGCCAATACCAGCAGTAACTCTGTACTGAGTATTACCATACTTAAGTACGTCGTTAATCTTATAGAAGGTTCCGTTAACATAAGTGCCAACGTTTCTTATACCCTCTGTATGTAACTGCCAATTCGACGCATCGGTAGTATACCAAGTCGTTTCATTTGCAGCAGAGGTGTGATTGGTTGTGCAGACATAAGTGTTCGCACCAAACTTTACAATGTCGTCGATGACATAAGCAGTGGATGCAACCCAGTCGCCTCTCCAATTGAATTTTAGTCTTCCTAATCTAAAATCAGCCATTTTGTGTTAATCCTTACGCTATTGAGGTCCTATAGTTGAATAATCATATGTGCCGTTGACTCGTGCAGTCAAATATCCATCAGAGTCAATAAAATAATGTAAATTCCTGAAGTCAAATCTATACTGTTGATATTTATCATTTACATCATTCTTATATTCTTTGTCTTCAGTTGTTTCATCGACGTAATCTTCGCCTTCAAGGAACCCTGGATATTGAGTCCCGTCCAATCTATGGAAATCCGCAACATCGGTACTTCCAGAACTAACCTTAGTATAACGAAGCATGCCATCGGCATCTCTACGTAGAGCATGAACTACGAAATCGTTAGATTGTGTTACAGCCTTGCGGCCTTCTTCCATTCTTGATAGATTCATTTAAAACATCCTCCAGTAGGTTCCTTCCCAAACAAGTTCGACATATGCACCAGCAACGTCACAATTTAAAAATGTGTCGATGAACCCAGTACTATCTTTTATCTGGTCGCTACCTGCAGCATTTACTGTAAGATTATTTATATTCCAAGTGTATTTGGAATCTGCAAGGTGTATAGTATCTCCGTAGTAACGGAGTGTAGGTAAACTGACTGTGAATGGAGAGTTAGAGGTGTCAACAAAGTACTTCATGTTAGTCATAAGTACATTACCATTATGAGAATTATTCAAATCTTCTAACCTGGATTTCTGTATTTCTACACCAGATAATGTTAGTCCATCGTGTACTCTTATAGTACCCTTATCAGTATCAAAAGTTACCTCGGCCAAAGCTCCAGTAAAGGATGCATGTTCTAGCTCCGTTCCTTTACGCAGTTGTACCCGTTTGGTATTAGCCATTAAAGGATTGTTAAATGCTATTAATAGTTATTTATCATTTAAATTACTACGATTCTTGTTGGTTGACCACGCTTGAATTCAATATATTCTGACTCTCCACCTGGTTCACCAGCAGAATCATAAGGTGTCTGGATATCAATGAGACCTTCACATACATGAGGTGCAGGTGTAAAGGACTCATCTTTGGTTCCACTAAATCCAACCTTAGCTCCATTAAGTCCACGTCCAGGAAGAATCCTGAGTCTGAATATTGTAATACCTCTTGATATATCTCCAGGTAATCCATCGTTACTAAGTCCAACTCTGACTTGACCAGCACCATCGTATGCAGGTGCGAGACTAATCTCTGCTCCACCACTAATGTCGAAGAGAACAAAGGATTCTTCGACGTTGGATACGCTTTCTGCAGCACCGCCAGGAGCAGGTATAGATCCAGAACCAACAAAGGAATTTGTTCTTGATTGATCTGCTGTACCATCAACATTGAAGAGTCCGTTCGCTGCACCAACGAATGCTGCAACCTCTGCAGATCCACCAGCAGAAGGTAAGCGACCAGATCCAATAACATCTCTGGTAACTTTTTGTGTAGCATCCCCAACTGGGTTCCTGATAAATGTAGCAGATCCAGATCCAACAAATGCATTGGTCTCCCTCTCTCCAGCATTGCCCACGAAGGAGAATAGAGTTCCCTCTGTAAGAGCATTGATGAATAGAGATTCTGCTGCACCACCTGCGGATGGTAGTCTTCCAAATCCAACAACTGGTTTTGTTTTTGCTTCGTCGCCAGTACCAAGAATTCTGAATAGTGCTGTATCGAATACTGATGCAGCAAAACATTCTCCCGCACCAACGAAGCTGTATAGAGAACCTTCACCAATATTATTAGTGACCTTACTGTCAGAAGAAGTACCCTCAAATCTGAATAGAGTCTTACCTTCTGCCTCAACCTTGGTAGATTCTGCAGAACCAGTGTATCCAAATATGCTACCTGATCCTGGAGGAACGAATGGAATCCATGCTTCGTTGACAGTACCACGTTGAGCAAAGAGAGTACCAGATCCAGCAGTACGAAGCTTGAAGATTGATAGTGCTTCGTCTGGTAGGAATCTTGCGGATACAAATCTCTGTTCGGAGAATGTAAGTAGAGGTGTTGGAATCGCACCCTTGAATGAGAATAATGTACTTCCTTCTGCCTCGACTGAAGTACACTCTGCAGCATCTCCAAATCCAAATAGTCTTCCCTTCGCAATATATGGAGCACGGGTATATGCTTCATTAGTATCACTATGAAGATGGAATGTACCACTACCAATGTGCTTAGGTAGAACGAATAGACCTGCGTTACCTCTAAGGATAAGATTTGGAGATTCGGGTGAAGTCTCCCAACCATAACCAAGTTTGACATCGGTAACACCACCAGAGTAACTGAATAGTGTTCCACCAACCTCAACCTGAGAAGTAGCAACTGTAGTTGATACGTAACTCCAAAGAACACCAGAACCAATGTGTGCGGTAGGTGCAATTGCTTCTCCACCTGTACCCTGAATTCTGAAGATTCCTTTAGAGGATGTTGAAGCAGCATATGCATTAGCAGAACCAGTGTATCCAAATAGTCTGCCTGTAGTCTCGTGTGCGTAAGCAACATTTTGTGGGTATGCAGTACCACTAATATCAAATAGACCTCTACCTTCGTTGTAAACAACGTATGCTTCTGCTCCACCAACGAAGCTGTATAGAGAACCAGTACCAATATGTGGTGCAGGTGCAGTTGCCTCTCTAGTATCACTCTCAAATTTGAATAGACCTGTACCAGTAACAGCATTGGTTCTAACCTCTGCTGATCCAACAAAGCTGTATAGAGAACCTTCACCTTTAATTCCAGGAGATTGTTTCTCAGCAGTGGTACTAACAAGTCTAGTAAATCCAAATGGTCTCTTAGGAACATCTGGGAATAGACTTCCACGATCATGTGTTCTTATATCATTTTCACTATCTACATTGAGAGTTCCCCAATCCTCAACAAGAGGTGTAGTTCCGAAGGAAGATGCAGTGCTATTTGCATATGTACTAATTGGAACATTAGCATACTGACTAATAGTTGCAGGAGAAGTAACACTGTATGGAGGTTCAGATATTAATCCCCAATCTTCAGACCAGCGTACTCCAACGGTGAAGGAAGACTCATTGTATGCTGCAGTAGTTCTCTCTGCAGCACCACCGACAGAAGGTAGAGATCCAGTACCATTATATCCATAGCTACGTCTATCAACTGCAGCACCTGATGTTCTGAATAGAGGATCAGGTGTATCAATAGTTGCAGAGTATGCATTGGTTGTACTGCTCCATCCGAAGAGAGTACCAGTTGTTTCATGCTCCCAACCAGCTGCCTCAGTAGTATTACTCTCGAAGGTGAACAGAGTATCTTTCTTAGCAGGTACAAATGCAACTGCCTCTGCTGTACTTGAGAAGGAGAATGCTGAACCAGTACCTTCGTTAGCAGGAGACTGTGCGTATGGAGATGCACCCTTAACATTAAATTCACCTTTACCAATATGAATTGGTAGAACAAAGATCTTAGCAGTACCAATGATCCTATCAAGATGTCCAGAAGACTCTGGTGATTCACTTGTGTATGCTCTAACTCTTGGAGTAGAGGATGCAACATCAGACTTAACTCTGAAGAGACCCATTGGGGTCTTAACATCAATAGGATCAAGAGATCCGTATGTCTCAATCTCCCATGCATATTCTGTTCCACCAGCAATATGTCCACGATCATCGAAGGAGTTTGGAACCTCAGAGATCT